CGGACGTTGGGGGTGTTGTCGATGACCTCGACGTTCGCCGGGATCTCGTCTGGGATGTCCTGCCAACCGTACCCGCCGCGGACCGCCAGGAACTTCTGTTTGGGAAGCCGCTGCGCGAGTTGCCACAACACCTGCGGCCCCTTGTTGGGGAACAAGTTCACGAGCGTGACGCGGTCACCGCGGGTGGTTTCGTAGTCCTTGACCGGGGTCAACGGTCGCAGAATGTCTACCGGCACGGGGGCGTCCGCGAACACGTTAGCCATCCACTGACTGTTCGCCACGGCCAGGTCGACCCGATCCCGTGACAGCCACTGCCTGGTGGCGTCAAACGTGTTGTGCAACAGGTTGACCACCGGGATGCTGCGCTTACGCCCTGCTGCGTTGGCGCGTGCAGTCGATTCCAGGTGGGTGATGAGCACTTTCGCGCCAGCCATCGCGGAGTCGAGCGCGGTCTTATCGGCGCGACCGATCACGGTCACACCATCGACAGTCCATCGGGTGTCGCCCTGCCACGTGCTTGGCTGAGTCAGGGCCACGACAACGTCGTGACCCCGACTCGCCAATGCCGACAGCAGGGTGTGGGCGTGGTGCTCAGCACCGGCCCCATGCTCAGGCACATAGGCATGAAGCAGGGCGACAACCCGCACGGATCAGGAGTTCGCCGTAGCGGCCTGCACAACACCGAACGGGTAGCGGGTGCCATCCGTGGTGTTGAGGCGGGTCTCCGGGTTCGCGATTGCGTAGCCGACGCGGAACACGGCGCGGTAGATCACCGAGTCCTGCTGCATCGCGTTGTACACCACGGCACCGGCGGCGTCGGACACGATGCCGTCGGTGTGCTTGGTGAACGTGATGTCCTGGCGGACACCGACGATGGACTTGGTCCAGTCACCGGCGATGAGCAGCGCCTCACCGGCGTCCCACGACCCGTTCGCGACTTCCTGGACCGGGAAGCCGTACAGACGCGACCCGACGGCGTCTTGCAGCGCGGGCTGGTAGATCGGGCCGTCGTCGCCGCGCAACTGCACGAGTTGCCACGAGAAACCGGGGGCAGCGGCGAAGCCGTTGACGTTGAATCCGTCCTCGGCGAGCAACTGACCCATGTAGGCCACGTTCTGCGACAGTTCCGTCGAGCCCGCGCCTTTGACCACGACGTTACCCGCAGCCAGGCAGCCGGAGTAGATCGACGTGGGGAAAGACGACGGGGCGTCGGTGCCGAACAGGGCGGCGGCGTCGAGCTTCTGCCCGATCGCTTCCACGACCAGCGGTGCGACCTCGTCCCAGATCGGCACCTGCGAGTCGTCGAGGTACGCCAGGGGAATGGGGATGAGCACCGCGAGTTCTTCGGCGGTGAGGGTGACGTTCGCCCAGTCAGCGGTGCCGGTCTGCTTCAGACCGGCATCGCCGGTGACCCAGTACGCGCTGGGGAGCACGGACAGGACAGGCTGGCGCAGCGTCTGCGACGCCATCAGTACCCGGCGGCTGTTGTTGAGGATGACCGAGGACTTCGGCATCTCCTTGATGATTTCCTGAGCGACCGGAGTCGGAACCAGGGGGTCGAGACTGACGTCCCGGCTGATTGAGGTGTCGTAGGTAGGCATAGTGCCGTGCTCCTTCTATCGGGGGGTGGTTAGCGGGCGCGCTGGTGGCGCATCCACTCGTTCATGTCGACTGACTGCGGTTGACCAGCCAAGGCGGCGATGGCCTGCGCGGATTCCGTGGGTGCCCGTGGAGGCGAACCCGGCGCGCCGGGGATCGCTTCGAGTAGGGCAGCCGCGGATTCTTCGATCTCCTCGCGTGAGGTTCCAGCGAGGAACCGGACCAGCGAAGGGGGCACGCCTTTGTCGGCGGCCACCTCGTAACGCAGCAACTGGGATGTGGCGGCGGACTCCCGCTGTAGGGCGGCTTCCAACGCCTCGGCCTGCTTCTGCGCTTCGGTCTTGTTCGCGTTCTCGATCTCCGCGAGCCGGGTAGCGGCTTCGGCGTTCTCCTTGGCCCGCTTCTCCCACGTCCGTGCCATCGACTTCCAGTCCACGTCGGGCTGTGCAGCCTCGGCCTGGGCGGCGGGGTCAGTGGTGGGAGCGGTGTCCTGCGGTGCCGTTTCGGCGGGGGCAGGGGTGTCGGTCATTGTGCAGTCTCCCGTTCCGGGTGCGCGAGGTCGCCGTGCGGCGACCCGCTAGTTGTTGTTGTGTTCCACCACCCCTGACGGGTGGGTGGTCTATAGGGTGGGCGAGTCGGCCGCTAGGCGGCGCTCAGCCTCCGCGATTGCTTCCGGGATGCCGTCGAGTACTGCACCGGCCAGGACAACGTCGGGAACGCTGTGCCAGTCGATGTCGGCAGGATTCAACATCATTGCGACCACCCGTACCTTCGTGCGTATGTGTCGGCGACGGGGTGCGATCCCGGCCCGCCGATGACCCACTGCGCGAACATCTCCGCGTAGCCTTCTTGCGCGTTCTTGTGCGCGTACCGGAACTCGCCCTCAAGTGGGACCACATGCTCGCGGTGGAACTGCCGCGCAGCGGCTTCCCGGTCTTTGGTATGGCCGTTGATGTTGTCCAGCACATGGCCCATCTCGTGGGTCATGGTTCCGCGCTTGGTTGTCACCATCTTTGCGTAGGGGCCGTGCCATCCATTGGATCGCGGCCACTGGCGGCCCTTCGCGATGGCGGGCGCCAAGTGGATGCGGCGACCGCCTGCGATGACGTAGCCACCGGCGGCGTTGGACCCGGCGAACATCTTGTCGCCTGACGGCACAATGAGTTCAATAGCTTCCCGGCGTGCGCGTGGCGGCAACGCTGACAGCGCGAAGTCGAAGTCGTCAAGTAGTTCGCGGATCTGCGACTGCGTCAACTTTGGCTCGACCATGACCGTCTTGTTGCCGTTGCGGTACGCCCGCGGGGGGGTCGTCGAGCGGCGCCGCGAGTTGCGCTGATAGAGCAGTTTGGCCAGCCGGTCGCGGGGTGTCCCGCCTCCCACCGCCAACTGAGTCGCTTCCGTCGGGTCGGCGACTTCGAGCCACTTGCCAGGACGCCAGCCACCGGTATCGACCTCATCGGCGACGACGCGCGCGATCCGTTTCGCTTTCGGCGGGTCCGTCACCCCGAGGTTGCGGTACTTCGACAAGTCGTAGGTGTAGCCGCGCCCTTTCGATCGCACACGCAGAATCCGGTTCGCATCAACCGGGTCGATCCGCACGGCCGTCTTGTCGCCGGGATTAGTCTCCAGTTCCACGCCGCAGTCGCAGTGATCGTGATACCGACTACCCGCATACCCGTACTTCGCGACGTCCTCCGACGTGTAAACCGCACCACGGCTCGCCAGCATCAGACAGAACTTGCATGACGTGCCCACGGTGGTGCGACGCCAACGCGCCCACACCATCGTCAGGCCGCCTGCTGGTCGGCGACCATCCGCCAGAACGTGACATCGCGGCCCACCTGGTGCGCCTCCGACCCGAACAACCGCGTCAGGTAGTTCACCCCCGACGCCATCGCACGCGACGGCTTATGGCCCCGCTTGATCCGGTTCAACACCACCAGCGGCGCCTTCGCGATGTACTCCGCGGCGTTACGCCCGGACGCGGTCACCATCGGCCGGCCGGGGTTGTCGTCGCGCCACGTCACCGTGTACCGCAACCCGTCGTCGGCGGCCTTGGCAAGCATGTAGTCATCGACCGCGTCCAGCGCGGCGGTGACTTGGACTCTGTGGACGTCGACCAGGGCGGCGGCGATGGTCAAGTAACTGTCGCGGACGTTGTCGACGTCCATGTGTCGCGCCCACAGTTGGGTGACGGTGAGCAGCGCCCAGCCGCGTAGTTGGTCGAGTCGAGCGTTCAGCTCATCCTCACGCGACGCCATCGTCGGCATCCGGCAGTTCGCTCACGGACACGCCGGTGACACCGAACGCGGTCGCCTGCGCCTGCGCGTCGGCCATCAACCGCTCCCCGGCCTCGTCCTTCCACCGGTCCACATCTGTCTGCGTCACCCCCGGAAGCTTCTCCCACAACACCTGCGGCGGGACCTCAAGCTGCGCGGCGATCTTGCCCAGTGCGTCCGCGTACTGCGCCAACGACCGCGACTCCGGGTCACGCCACAACACCTGCGCGGACATGTCCTGCGCCGCCGCCGAGTCACCAGCCAGCAGCGCGGTCAACCGCAGCGCCTGCTCCCACGACTCCCCGAACAGTGCCTGACGTTCCGCGATCTTGCGCATCTGCCCCGCCTCAGCCGCGGCCAGCGCCTCAGCGGACAAGTTCGCCATCTGCCCCATCAAGTGATGCGGCGGCACCTGGGAGACGATCGCAGCGTGGCGCAGCGACGCCTCACGGGAGTTGATGTACCCGCCGAGGTCGGTCGCCTCGAACTCCCCAAACTTCGTATCCGGTGAATCGGACGTCAAGATCCGCGCGACGGACACGTTCGGCGGCGGCAACTCGTTGCCGTCCTCATCCTCGGTCACCATTCCGGTCGCCCACCGCTGCCGGAACGCCGCATACGTCTGCGCCATCAGCAATCCGAACGTCGTCGAGTTGATCTGGTCTTGGATTTTGATGAGCGGTTCAATCTCGCCGACGATCCGCCCCGACAAGTCCAGCCGGTTGACGAACCGCACCACTGGGGTGACACCGAGACCGTGCCGTACCGGCGGGCCGGCGGTGAACGCGTCAGCGTCGAACACCAGCGGATGCGAATACTCCGGTTCATGCAACCGCCACGTCCCATTGGGGCGACGCTCCAACGCCAGCAGCGGCCACTCGTCATTGACCGGGTCGTCATACAACGCGAACAAGTCCAACGGCCCCACCGGGCGCATCACCGGCGCGGTATCACCAGGCAGCACCACGCAGAACGCCTCACCGTGAGCCAACGCGGCGCGATGCACCGCAGTCTGGCGGGCGTCCATCCGGTTCGCCTGCCACACCTGCCACGGAGTCGGCGGGTCGGTCACGGACTCGCCGCGCCACCCCTCCACATACAGCGCCTGCGCCAACGTGTCGACGACCAGCGGCAAGATGTTGACCTGGCTGCGCTGCACCAGCCACCGGTACTCGTTGCGCGCCTTCTGCGGCACGTACACCGACGAATGGCTTCCGTCGAGGTAGTCCTGCTGCGCCTTGATGCGACGCGCATAGTCGCTGTGCTGCGACTTCACGAGATTCGTGGCGGCCACGGCGGCCTGCTCAGCAGTCAGCACAGCGGCTCCTTCACGAGAATGCTTTGACGCGGCCCGGACGCCGCTTGGTTGAAGAACTGGCACCACCGTCGGCGACCACATCGTTACGCGCTGCCCACGCCAACACCGACGCCACCGCAGCGTCGATCTTGCGCTGCGACATCGGCGCCTCTTTACGGATCGACACGCCCCACCGGTTCGGTGCCCGCCGTGCGTTCAGCACATGCTGACGTAGTGTGCGGTCACCGTCGTGCATCAACTGCCGCTGCTGCACATCGGACGCGAACCTGTCGGCGGCCCTAGTGAAGTCCGCTCGGCGGCCACGCATGTCGAACGCCAACGGGTGATGACCGCACGCCTTGACCCGCACCGCTGTCGCGACCGTGTCGCGCCACCCGTCGATGTAGGACTCCCACAGCGCCAGGTCCGCGTAGAACCCGGCCACGTCGTAGGCGTCGCACGCCGACCTCACTGCGGCGTCGACCTCGTCGCGGTCCACTTCCCAGTCAGTGACATTCGGTGGCGCCACCCACACGCCGAGGCGGACCAGCAGCCCGTCTGTGACCCGGCACGCCACCAGCGCGGTGGCGTCGTCCTTACGTGACCCGTCGAACCCGAGTGTCACCATGTCACCGGGATTCAACTGCGCGCCGATCTCGCAGCGGTCCCACTCGACGGCACTGATCCAAGCGTCCTCAGGGGCGACGATCTGGTTGAGGTAGAACCGCCGCGACATCGACACCGGCGTCGTCGGGTCCAGCACTTCTTCGGCGATCCGGTTGGCGTCGATCCACCACGAGTCACCCGACGCGGCCTTGATCCCAGCGCGTAACGCCACCGGGTCCGCGAGGTCTAGGCCCGCCGGGGCCGCCAGCGAGTCATACAGCACGCCCGACGCCCGCGACTTACCGGAGTCGATGTCCATCCACGCCTCGAAGTCGGCTTCGGCGACACTGTTCTCGCCTGGAGCGTGAGCGTTTGTGATCGCCAACGCACGAGCCGACCCGTCACGAGACTTCGCCAAGTTCCGAGCGACCGCGCGGGCCATCTCCCGGCCATCGTTCGACGGCAGCCAATGGTGAGTTTCACCGAGGATCACCATCGACGGACGCGACCCCTCCAACGCGCGCGGGTTCGACGTCACCGCCTCCAACCGAGCGCTACCAGGGCCGTAGATGATCGTCTTCCCGAGGTCCACACCCAACGCCTTCGCTCGGCTGGGAGTGCCCAGCAGCCCCGGCAGCAGCGTCATGGTGTTGCGGGTCTGATCCTGCGACACGGCCGCGATCTGCACCCACGGACTGGGATGCGGCACCGCGACCGGTTCACCATCCGACGCCCAACCACCGAACCGGCACGGCCCGAGCAGCTCCACCAGCGCGATCGCGGCAGCGAACGGATCCTTCCCCCATCCCTTGATGCGGACCAGTGAACCGCGGCGGAACACGAACCGGCCGTCGTCGCCGACGGCGTACCACCACAACAGCAGGCGAGCCTGCTCCGGGGTCCACTTCCAGTCTGACCCGGCGTCCGGGCCATCCGGCTGGACAAGGTTCTCGCCCGCCCAGCGGATCACGTCCCAGCCGAGCGTCTTGTCCGGCAGCACGAAGCCGCCTTTATCGCTCGGTGTCCACGTCGGGCCAACAGCCACCGCAGTATGTGCATCAGAGGATGAGATGGGAATCACCCCCCATAAGGTCGTCAGTTTCGGTAGTCACAAAGTCGGGCCGAGAGTGACCACGAGACCCGCGAACACGGTTTCCTCGCGCGCCACTCGACCAGTCGCGCGGAAGTCATCCAACGTCCAATGCGACCGGTGCGTCTCCGTCCACGGCAGATTGTCGCCATTGTGGAAGAAGTGCTCCGGAGTGTTGATCACGATCGGCTTGTGAATCCGCGCCAACAAGTCGACAGCGGCGTCCTTGTCCAGGTGCTCAATGACGTCGCCCATGAACACCGCTTCAGTCCAGTTCAAGTCGGACTCGGACATCTCCAGGACGTCGCGGATCATCAACACGTCATAGATACCCCGCAGCCGGTGATCCACGACGTAGGGCTCCCACGCCTCCACCCCGACCATCATCGGATGCTTCGGGCAGTACTCCCGGAACAGGACCCCGTACTTACCAAACCCCGCGCCGATGTCGAGGATCGACGCCGGGTTCAACGCCACCATGTGGTTCAGCACAGTCGGCACCACCGCCAACGCGCTCGACGGCATCAGGACACCACGCCGAGCTTCGCCCGGTACTCCGCAACCACGGAATCGCCCTTCGACGGGCCATCCTGGCCTGGCCGTTGAATCTCCAACCGACCCCGACGCCGCTCCCCCTCAGTCGCCAACAGTTGCCCACACAACATGCGGAACTCGTTCATCGTCGCCGCCTTCCGCGACGACACCCAATCGTCGAGCAGCCACCCCGCCACGATCGCCGTCGCCCAATCCGACGGCTCATAGAACTGCGCCTGCCCCGACGCGGCCAGCGACTCGTACCACTGACGCGGCAACTGTCCCCAGTCGTCCGGCGCCGGCGGCTGTTCCACCCGACCGACAGCGGGGACCTGCTTGACGCCGGTCTTGTTCACGCGGCGACGTTGCGTGCTGCGCTTCGGTACCGGTCCAGACATCGACAGTCGCCTCCTCACCGCTAGTAGTTGGAACCCACAATCCGTAGCGGGCCGGGCTTGCTAACCCCTGCGGTAC